TATTTCGTTATCTGTTACTATTGCATACATATTTTAACTCTCACTTAAATTTAATGTTCTACCTACTTCTTGCCATACAGCACCATTGTATCTGAATACTAATATGTCTGTCTTACCATCTGTACTTGTTGCAGTAGGAGCTGTTGATGCAGCAAATTCAAATACTGTGTTCCAAGCAATACTGTGTGAACCATTGTAGTTTATTTCAACACAAATAAAAGCACCTTCAACTGCATTACTTGGAGCAGAGAATGTAGTGTTTTCTGTTGTTACATGAACTGCGTTTGGTTTAGCAGAAGCATCCCAAGCTACAGCGTTTGATGATGAAGTAAGAGATGATTGTGCAACATTTGCTGCTACAGCAAAAGAAGAAATTCCAGTAACACCAAGAGTACCAGTTAAACTAACATTTCTTATTCCAGTATAATCTTTATTACTATCAAGAATGACAGCTTTACTAGCTATTGCTGTTCCAGTTCCTGTTGTACCTAAATCTAAAGCATTTACTTCTCCAACAACTACAGTTGCTCCATCTAATATATTTAATTCTGTTGCATCAGAAGTTACAGCAGCTAATTTAGTAAAGTCTGCTTGTACTAATCCTGATACTCCATCTAATAAATTAAGTTCTGTTGCAGTAGAAGTTAAAGCTACATTTTCATTTATTTTTGGTGAAGTTAAAGTTTTGTTTGTAAAAGTTTGTGTCCCAGCAAGTGTAGCAACTGTTGAATCAATTGCTATTGTTCCAGAAGATGTAATTGCTCCACCAGTTAAACCAGTACCAGCAGTTATAGAGGTTACTGTTCCAACATTTTGTGGAGTTATAGTTGTGTAAGTAATGCTTGTAGATCCTAATGTTGCATCAGTATCTGTAGTACATAAAAATATTTTATTATCATTAACACTACCTTGATTAACTACAACCATACCACCAGATAATTCTGCAATAGTATCATGTTCAGGATCTCTTGATGCTGCACCAGCACCAGAACCTACTGCAAGATATAAACCATTTTCAGAAGCTGTACTTTGATTTTTAACTAAAACTCTATCTCCAGAAACTAAAGTTACACCATCAATAGCATCACCAGCTTCTAAACCATTTGATAAATTAACATTTGCTGTTGTTGCACACTCTGCAATAATTCTAGTTCTTAATCCAGCAACTGCATTATCAACATAAGTTGTTGCAGCTTTTGCATCTATTTGTGTTTGAGCATTAGATGATAAAGTATTAATGTATTGAAATTCTGCACTTGTAACTGTTCCATTTGCAATTTTAGTAGCATCTATAGCTGCACTTGCATTTATATCTGCATTAACAATTGCACCATCTGTAATCTTAGCAGAAGTAATTTGTGAGTCTGCTATTTTAGCAGTTGTAACTTGGCTATCAGCTATGTGAGCAGTATCAATACTACCATCAACATAATGTTCTGAATTTATAGAATCATCAGCTATCTTTGATCCATTAACTGAATCTGCTGCTAATTTTGCAAGAGTAACATTACCATCTGTAATTTTTGCTGTTGTAATTTGTGCGTCAGCAATATGAGCTGTGTCTATTGAAGCATCTACATAATGCTCAGAATTTATACTATCATCTGCAATCTTAGTTCCATTTACAGAGTCTGATGCTAGTTTAGCAAGTGTTACATTACCATCAGTAATCTTAACTGTCGTTACTGCGTTTGATGCAAGTTTAGCAGCAGTTATAGCGCTATCTGCAATATTAGTTGTGCCAATAATTTCTGTAGGAATAGATGAATTAGTTTTTGATAAAGCACCTACAAAAACATTAGTTATAGCTTCACTTGATAATGAACCTGAATCCCATGTTACATTAACAGTTGTGTTTGTTGAAAAAGATGATGAACTAATTGTTCCAAAAATTGTACCAGGAGTTGCTGCAATTAATTTTATTCTTCTTCCTGCATGATAAAAAGAAGTTACATCAACACCTGCAATTGTAAAAGAACTTGAAGATGCGTAAGCTGCTGTGTAAGCACCTGAACCATCTCCATACTCTACCCATTGACTATCGTTAAACCATTCTCTAGTATTCTTCATTAACGCCCTTATGGCGTTGTTTAGATTAGAAGGTAGCATTCCTTCAGCAGTAGAAATACCATTAAGATCAGTATTACTTGCTTGGGTTGTGGAATAATCTTTTATACCTGCCATTTTAATCTCCTAAGAACCAAGCAAATGCTTTATTATTTTCTTGATTTTTTTCATTTATTAATGCGTTAATAGCTTCCTCAATTTGTCTTTGAAAAAACTCTTGTGTTTCAAAACTGTATCTAACATTATCTATATCAGTTTTATCTGTCATCTCAACCCTGATCTTGATGCAACTAAATCTATTCCTTGAGCATCTTTCCAAGCTCCTCCACTTGGTATTTTAACATTAACTTTAACATATCTTCCAGATTGTCTTACTGGATTAATACCTGTTGAGTTCATGCTTGAAGAAGTTGATTCTGTAGCACTATCAGCAAGTCTATCTCTAGTTTTTAAAGTAACTGTAGCTGTTGCATCTACTATAGGTCTTACACCTATTATAGACGATCTTGTTCCTGGAAACAACTCTAATTCTGTAGTTTCTATTTCTCCAATATTATCTGTACCTGAAAAAATAGCAGCTTTGTAATCACTATCAATAGCACCAAGTAATAATTGTCCACCAGACCAAAAATCAGTATCTAGTGATATATTAATATTATCTAAGTTTTCTGAAATAATATCCATAAGTTCTACTGTATAAGCTCCAACGAATTGTGAAAATATTGTACTAGCATTTGTTGTAGCAGTTGACCATTTTTGAGTAGCATAATTATAAATTAAAACTTTATCACAAATTCCAGTAGTATTAGATGTATCAGCAGAAGATGGATATAACCAAATTGCTAATTGATTAAAAGGATCTGTTGCTGCAACTATTCTATCAGCGAATGCTTTGTTTAAATCTAAATCAAAAAATCTATTTACTTTCTCTGCACCTATTGCTGTAACTTGATCTCCATTAACTTCAAAGAATCCATCATCAGCATAAAAGAAAACTCTACGATTATCTTGACAAACAGTTCTTCCATATACTGCACCTCTATTAGGTGAAATTACTGATAGTCTAAATACTGTTGCACCACCAACATAGTCCATTCTAATTATTTGGTTTTGTCTAAATACATAACCAATCTCTCCAGATGTTATGTGAACAATTTGTCCACCTGATCCTGGTAGGTCTTGCAAGTCTGATTGTTTTGTTCCAGATTCCCAAGTTGTAATATCATTAATTCCAGACCATTGTATTCTATTGGATGCACCAACATGATTACCTGTTACTAAAAAATCTCTAATAACTCCTGAGCATTTAAATACTGGTACAGTACCTGATGTTCCAATAGTTGAAAGGTCTGCAAAAGCAGATGATGTTCCCATTAAATAAAATTGAGCTGGATCTACACCATTACTAGCAATTACATAATTTCCAAATTGAGTAAAAGTTATATAGTCATTAGATTGTCCTGTTAAAGGAGTTCCACCGACAAAATTAGTTGTTGTTAGTCTTGCAGTATCAGAAGATACATTAGTTAAATTTTCTCTACCAACAGTTGCTCTTGTTACTGTTACTACTGCATCTGATACTGTTGCTGAAAAATCTGCATGACCATTAATAGTAGTTTTTAAATTTGTTGCTGTCGTATTGTTATTTGTTTGAACTTGAAATTGATTAGTAGATGGTGATCCAGTTGATGAAGTAAATACAATTGTTGATCCATCATTTTTAGATAAAGTAATAGTTTTACCAGCACCAATATTTGCATAATCAGAAACTGTAATTGTGCAAGTTGCAAAAGAATTATTTAATACTTTTCCACCTGCTCCTCTTTCTGTAAATGCTCCACCAGTTAATTCATAAAGAGTATCTTGTGTTGCTACAAAGTTAAATACAGTATTAGCATTATCTCTGAAAGAACCTGCACCTCTTGAATCTTTTGTAATAGTATTTGAAGAATAATTAACTAATGAAGGAAATCTTTTATAAGAATTTAAAGCATAATAAACATTGTTAGCTACATTAGCACCAGGATTATTATGTTCTGGTTGATCTGGTAGCCATTCGCCAAAAGGTATCTGCATTATTTTCCTACTTTTTTAATAGCTTTTTTGTGAGCTTTACTAAAAATCATTCCTTGTATCATTTCTTTAAGCATTATACTCATGTGTTTTTTACTATGATGAGGAGAATGTTTTTTTATTAATTTTTTTTCTCTTTTATCTATCATATTGTTTATCCATTATTGCTTGTAATAATTCTTGATACATCATTAAACGCACCAGAAACA